ACTGCCCTCAGAGCATAGGACTTGTGGAGCATCCTATGGTGACTATATATTCCCATATAACGTAGCCCGATAGGGTTAATACCCCCTGGCTGAGGCTAATCAACTGAGCTTGTTAATCACAAGCTCCACCCTCTATAGGGTGGGGTAGTTGACTTACCTCCTTGTTTGAAAAAAGAGAATCTGCCCAAAAAGGGCAGAAAATCACTCATATTCAACTCTCATTTCCTCATCTTGTGGTTGATACCATTTAGTTTTTTCTTGAAGTGCATTTTGAGTTATTATATTTTTTTCATTTTTACTTACTTCAGAGTTACTTACTTCAGAGTTACTTACCTTACTTTCATTTTCATTTTCTGTTTCAGTGGTTGCCAGTTCAGTTTTTCCTTGGTTAGTCAATTGTAAGTCTTCTAACACCATAGCATCTGTTACTTCGGGTTTTGGGAACCTATAAACAACTATGCTAGTATCAAAATAGATGTCGGAATAATTTTTCAAGACATAAGAAGCTACAAAATTTATACTTCCACTTACAGGTAATATTTGTGTAGAAACAGATAGAACTACAGAAGCATTGTCTATAAGTTCATGCTTGAAAATTAATACTTTACCTTCTTCTGCTACTATTTCTAAAACGAAGAAAGTCTTATAATTTTCATAAAACACAAAGAATTCGCCTGTTATTATGGAAGCTGTATCAATATAATTCATAAAAGATTCAAACGAATTTAACTGTTTAAATCTCTCTTTCACTTTTGGATTTCTCCAGATTAGATCTAAAAAGCTTGATTTTTTACTATTGAACTTTTTATTCTGTGCATTTTCTATCAACTCTTGCACAGCGAATGCGTCTTGCTGACTCTGTTCTAGCCAATTGATGAAATCCATCAAAGCTACTGTGTTGTCTAAACCTATTTTCCATGCCTTATCGTTTGGGTCCCACATCAACCCTTTCGGCTTACCATATTTTGCAGAAATTACCATGTGATCAGCAAAATCGGATTGATATACTAAATATTCACCAGAAATTCCTACTCTTGCTTTCCCATCAAATAATCTTATTATCATACTTGCTTACCTCCTTATATTTGTTTTTGAATAATAAACCCCTTCTAAATTAAAATATATATACCAAAAAATAATGAAATTTCAAAGTTAAAGACAAATAGCAAAAAGATAAAAAAAGTTAAAGAAGATTTCATGCATTAACAGAGAATAATCTTGCTTTTTTTAGAAAAACATAGTATAATTATATCATAAAAAAGTCAATTTTTAAAAGGGTAATTTAAATTCTTAAAAATCTAAAGATTACAATCTGGATTGATATAATTAAAACGCTAACTTATTTTTTATTTGAAGTAGGAGGAACAAAATGTTGATAAGCATAGAAGGAGTCGAAGCTGCAGGTAAAACTTTGTTATCGAACAAGTTGTGTGATTCTTTAAATAATTCAGGTGTCAATGCGGTTGTATTGAGAGATCCAGGTACTACTAAATTAGGAGAATATCTCAGAAAATATTTGAAAGAAAATGAAACCACAAAAGAGGAAAGGTTATATTCCATATTAGCTGTAAAAGCATCTCTAAAACGTGAAATACTAAAACAAGAAAGAGAAGATAAAATAGTTATTATGGATAGATATATAGATTCTACTGTGGTATATCAAGGATTAAAGGATGAATTTGGTGTTGATAAAGTAATGATGTTAGGTGAAGATATTTTTTTAATTCCGCAATTAACCTTTATTGTTGATGTTTCTTTAGAAACAGTTATATCTAGGATGAATCATAGAAAGGAATTTGATATGATAGAAAAAGACTTCAAAGAAGCAGAGCTTTCGGAATTACTTAAATACTACAGGCAACTTCCGAAAATCTTTCCTTCACGCATTTTCTACTTTCTTAATGGTGAAGAACCAATTGAAAAATTAATTTTTAAAGCAAGAGAAATATTAGGATTCTAATTTTTTTATCTAAAAACAAGGAGGCTATAGTTGATGTTAAATATATTTGATGATTATTTAGTATCGGAAAATGCACAAGAGATTTTAAAAGACAGATATTTTGCAAAGAGAAATGACAAATATGTTGAAAGTACATGGAGCGATGTTGCAAGAAGAGTGGCTAGATATATAGCGGCGGCAGAAGGTGTAGATAGTGAATTAGAAGATGACGAACTTTTGGAACGTATAAAGGTAAAAGAAGAAATATATTATGAATTAATAAATAAAAGAATATTTCTTCCAAATTCTCCTACTTTATTTAATGCTGGAGAAGCTATGCCGATTGAATGGTTCCAAAAAGATATAAAAGAGATGAGTTTAAAGGATTACGAGCTCATATATGAATCTCGCAATAGACACGATATGTTATCGGCATGTTTTGTCAGTTATACTGAAGACGATTCAATGGAAGGTATATTTGATTATGCAAAAAAAGCAGCTCTTATATTGAAATATGGTGGTGGTGTTGGGTATGATTTCAGCGTGTTAAGACCAAAAGGGGCATTAGTACATGGTACTTCTGGATATTCTTCAGGACCTATTTCTTTTATGCAGGTGTACAATGCAACCGCTTCTACTATACAACAGGGTGGTAAAAGGCGAGCAGCACAGATGGCTGTAATGAGATATGACCATCCCGATATTATGGATTTTATTAACTCTAAAAAGAATAACGATGGTAATAGTGTACTATCGTATTTCAATATATCGGTTAATATAGATGATCCAGAAAGCTTTTTAGATAAATATGAACATGATGATAAATTCAGCTTAGTTTTTAATGGACAAAAATACAAAGAAGTATCAGCAAGAGAATTTTTGGATATTATTTCAAAAAATGCTTGGGGTACTGGTGATCCTGGTTTATTGTTCTTAGGCAGACATAACAAATATTATGCTAATTCAGACAATACTCCAGTTACTGCTACAAATCCATGTTTTGCTTATAATGAGAAACTATTAACAGATAAAGGTGAAATAAGTATAGGTGAACTAGACGGGCAAACGGTGATGGTATGGTCACCTTTTGATAAAGAGTTTGTAAAATCAAAAGTATTTAAAACAGGAACTAAGAACACAATAACATTAAAGCTCAGTAATGGCAAAGAATTAAGAGTTACTCCTGACCATAAGGTATATGATGCTGAGACATTGAATTGGAAAAGTGCTAGTAACATGTTAGGTAGAAAAATCTTATACAAATCTTATTTTGATATAGAGTACAGAGATTCTGTGAAAGAATCAATAAGAGAAAATTCACCAAAAGTGGTTGAAATTGTACAGAACGATATTGAACCTGTGTATGACTTTTCTATGGAAAAAACACATGCAGGTGTAGTCAATGGATTGGTATGTCACAACTGTGGTGAAGAACCATTACCAAATCATGGATCTTGTAATTTAGGTAGTTTGAATGTGAAAATAATAAATGAGAAATTACCAGAGTTTTATAAAATAGGTACTCCAGATTTTGAAAAATTTAAAGAAATAGTAGGATACACCATTATGTTTTTAGATGACGTTGTTACCATGAATGTGTATCCTTTAGAAGAAATAGAAAAAACTGCTAGGGAACAAAGATTTTTAGGACTCGGTATAATGGGATTTGCGGATATGTTGTACAATAAAAGAATACCATATGATAGTAAAGAAGCTAGAAATATTGCGGTGGAAATGCAAGCTGCTATATCTTATTTATCACATGTTGCAAGTTCTGAAATAGCAAAAGAGAAAGGTAATTTTCTTGATTTTGATAAGTCTAAATATCCGCAAGGACATATTCCATTTCCTTTACATACAGATTCAGATGAGATAGCTGACCTTACTGATAATTTGAAAAGATTGAACGAAAAAATAATAGAACATTTTTCAACAGATGGTAAAAAATATAAAAGGAATGTTCAATTGAATACAATAGCTCCAACAGGGTCTATATCTAATTTAGCTGATGTCTCTTCTGGATTAGAACCAAATTTTGCTTTGGTATATACCAGATTTATGCTTAATAAAGATGGCAAAAGAGTACCACTAATTTACATCAACAACGAATTAAAATCATTTTTAAAAGAAACAGATATAGAGTATTACAATGAAATAATGAATAAGGTTGAAGAATTTCAAAGTGAAGCTGCTAAAGTTGAAAATTATAAAGAAGTACCTAAGCTAGCTAAACTTGAAGAAGATATAATGGATTTGAACAATCTTATGTATTCAGATAAAATCGATGAAAAACTGAAAAAGGTTTTTGTTACTGCTCAAACTATAAAACCAATAGATCATTTATATATGCAAGTAGCGTTTCAAGAGTATATAGACGCTTCTGTATCTAAAACCATAAATATGCCAAAGGAAGCAACAGTAGAAGATATTAAAGATATATATTTGCAAGCTATGAAACATTTTGTCAAAGGTATTACTATTTATAGAGATGGTAGTTTGCAAACACAAGTTTTGACTACTAAAAGTAAAGAACCAAAAAAATCTAAACATACTGTAGATGGATTTACTTTCTTTTTGGATCAAAAACAGAAAATTGTACCAAAACCAAGATTAGAAACTATGCCAAGTATAACGAAAAAAGTAAAAACACAAGAAGGTACGACATACATGAATATTACAATAGACCCAGAAAATTTCTCACCATCAGAAATTTTTTTATCCAATGGTCATGAAACTGCTGAGATCATTGGTAGATTGGCTTCTATATCCTTAAGAGCTGGTGTGTCCCCAGACGAAATAATAAAACAACTAAAAAAGACTAAAGGAACTTATGCAAAAACTATAGGAGAAGAAATGGAAAATATAATCAAAGATATACCAAGATTATATTTCAAAAAAGAAGTAAATAAGAAAACACATTATACAAAAGAAGAAATGAAAGATATGAAATATGATTCTAAAAATCATGTTTATATTGATGAGGAAGGAAATTCAGTATGCCCTGTGTGTGGGGCAATAAACAGTTTACAATATGCGGAGGGGTGTGTAACCTGCTTGAGTTGTGGCAATTCTAAGTGTTTGTGATCTCTTTTTTCTTCTTAAAGTGAAGAGTGGTAGTGCTCTTCACTTCTTTTTTTTTCTGTCTTTGGTATAATTTTGCTAGAGAAGGGGTGGTCGCCATAGTAGGAAGATTTTTATGGATAATAAAAAAAGCACATAGTCTTATAATGCAATTGATATCCCTTGTAGTGGATAAGAATTTAAAAACTACTAAAACATCAAATGTTAATATGGGTAATACAAAATTTAGTCTAGAAGATCATAAACATACTATGTTTTTGCCAAAAAATATAGTTCCTTATACTACAAAAGGTTTACTTAACAGATCTGGGAGACAATTTTTTTCTACTGATTTTCTTCCTGTAAAACATGATCATTCAAAATATATTAATCAAAAAGTTTTAACTGTTGTAGATAGGAATTATTTAACAAATTCAAATTATGTTGAGTTTGTTCCTGAAAGCAAGGAACATAAACATGATTACTACTTGAAAGAACAAAAGATATTATTTGAAAAGGAAGATTTAGAAGCTAACAAAGGAATTGGATACAAAGTTATAAATAATATAAAAGATTATCCAAACAATAAATATGTATTAAAAGTTAATGGGGAAGAGTACACAGGATTTATTGATAAAAATTTATTTTTCTTTAATAGGAATTATTATAGGACATTGCATGTGCAAGAAGTTAAATACAATTATTTGTACAGTACTAAATATGCTGAAGTGATGAAATTAAAAAAAATATTAGGTAATTTTGTTGAAAGAGATTATGCTTTGTATAGATTGTATTTGAACAATGTTGATTTAATGGCTGAAATTATAGATTTAACTTATGACAATGGGAATCTATTGCTAACTAAAGATATAGGAAATATTTTACCTGGATCTTCTATTGGTTTTAAAATACAAAAAGAATATTTAGGTAGAGATATTTGGTTGATAGATTTACCAAAATCTTTTGTAAAAAATATAATGGAAGTATTCAATGATAGAGGTCAGAAAAAGACATTAGAATTGGTTAGTGATAGAGAAAAGTTTGAATATGTAGATGAAGGAATTTGTGTAAGAGGGATAAATTCTGATGAAGAAATTTATTATATAGTTCAAAGTAATGTAAGCAGTTTATTAGGTGAATATGAGATAAAAGATCTTGTAAATGGTTATATAGTAGTAAATAGTGAATATTATGATGTCAAAGAAGGTAAAGCAGTATTACCTGTATTGAAAGATACAATAAATTCAGTAACCGCTATAGAAACATTATTTGAAATGGAAAATGTTTTTGAAAAATCTAAAACGTATCTCGAAGGTTCCATGCAACCAAGTGTTATATCAGAGTATACTCATGAACATCCAGATTATTCACAAATGGGTATGAAGCATAGATATTCGGCAAAATTAACTGACGTTTATAATGAAACATATGAACCAAAAGACATATCTCCAAGATATCATATGCATGAAAATTTATATATAAATAAAATTATAGCCAATGATATTTTCGTGCCAAAAAATTTTTCCATTGATAGTGCAAGAGGTATTCAAGACCACGATTTAAAATATAAATTAGGTATTTTCAGATACAATATAAAAACTGCATACAATAAAGTAGTTAACCCAGTATTTAATTTAGACTTATATAAATCAGAAACTAAAGGGCAAATGTATTTACCTAACTTATCACATATTACTGTTAATGGTGTAGGTTACAATACGACAGTATACGATTACAATGTTCCTTTAAAATTTTCTATAAATGCTTCGTTAAGACAACAAATAGAAGCGTGTATGGCACAATCAGCTTTAAATGTGTCTATATATATAATACCTGAGTCGTTTATTTTGCAGAAAATACAACAAGTTACAGGGCAAAAGGATTTGTACATACAATTTTTAATGGAACCGATAAAATCGCAGATGGTTGTTAATAGATTAAATGTATCCAATTCAGATTATAATATAGATGGTAAAGGATACATATCTCCTTCATTTACAATAGGTACAATGAATGAAGATGAAATTTTTAAAGCTATTGGTTCTTATAGAACTAAATCATTTAGCGATGCAATATATAAATATTCTTTTGAATATAACCAAGAACAATTGAACCATTTAGGTTATTCTTTTGGACAATTTGAAAATAATGGATTTTCTGTTTATAACTTTGGGTTACCTTTTACAGCATTTGTTCTAATTCCAAAAAATGAGTAAAAAAAAGGGCAAAGCGATGAGCTCGTTTTGCCCCAGAATACGTGAACTACTTACCTCTAAAGAGGTAAGCTTCCTAATTCATCGACCGTTGCGACAATGAATGCCCGTCTTACACAGTCTCCAAAGGCTTAACATCCCCCAGTTCCTGGGGTAGAGTTCTTTTAAGTAGGAACTAACTGCAATACAATTATATCACATTCGTAAGTAATTAACAACGATTTTTGCCTTAAATTCGCCTTGTATTTTCAGCTTTCATCTCTCCAATAAATTGGAGAGTGTTCTCGCTGAATTTTCATAAAAATAGCAGGGGGTTTTATCAAAGTTTTGCTAGATCTATTATATACTTTTCAGGAATATCGACTAAAGAATCAGAAATTTTGGATTGAGTATTAGCAGAAATCTTTATGAGTTTTTCTATTAGTTTGTTTTTATTTGAAATGTCGAAAATGTGGGTATTTTCAATGATATTTTTTATTTTTCTTTCTATTTGCAGAAAATAATCAACACTAAAACCTCCAAAGCTAGGAACATTGTAAAACGTATTTCTATCTATAAAATCTATTTTGGGAATAAAATCATCCAAATGATCGATTATTTCTTCTTCAATTATTTTACCATATATATCTCTCAATTCATCAATAAATTTCACTAATCTGGATTTTAGAAAAATAGTTCTTATTTTTTTGTTTAAAGGGTTGTATAGATGTTTAGTTCTTTCATTAAGTCTTTCAAAAAAATAATAAACATCATCTTCATCTTCTTGCTCTACTAAATAAGGAATAGAAGCTTTCCAAAAATAAGAGTATGGATAAAAATGATATTCAGGTCCATTTGTTTGATACTTTAATTTTTTAGTTGTTTCATCTTTAGAAAATAGAAAAGTTATACACGTATTAGGATCAAGACCTCTATACACAATATTGTTCATCAATATAAGATATATTAATTTCTTATCATCGAAAACATTTTTATTAGATTCAATGGTTTTTTTTATTAACTTCATAAAAAAAGGAAAGCGTTCGAGAACTTCATCTCGAACGTTTATAAACCTATTAGGGATTTTAATTGTATCTTGAGGCATAGTCATTCTTCCTTTATATAATCTGGAATATCTTCTATTTTTAGTTGTTCGAAAGAAGCATTATTTAGTAGGAATACATTATTAATTGCAGCAAATTTATAATCTTTATCTAGATATCTTGTGAAGAATGCGGGTATATCATTCGATGATAAGGATTCTGGAATATTTAATTTTACTTTCATAAAATTTGCGGGAAAAGTTTGAGTTTTGATTATAATTTCTTCAGGGATAATTTTGGGGTCATAATGCTCCATAACATTCTTTATAACTTCACGCATAAATTCTGGTATATTCTTCTTGGTTATTAAAGTCTTCCACATTTCACTGAAGAAATCAGAGTTTTTAGAAGTATGATTGTAAATAACCTCACCTTCGGTTACATCGGTATCTGAAATTTTAAATAAAGCGAAATCGTTGGTCCTTATAATTGGTACATCAGGAGATTCAATGTCATCATTTTGAGTCTCTATAAAAGCTATTTTTGAATATAGATCACTAAAAGTAATTGTCTCATCAAAATTCAAATTGCTTAAAAATACTATCTGCATATTTTTCCCTCCTATATATTTTTTAGAATTGCTACATGGTTTTTGCCCAATTTATTCTCATATTGGTGTCTAGTTTCTTTAGCATAGTCTGGTGTTAATATCATATAATGATTTTTTGGAATAAGATTATCATCAACAGAATAATATCCATCAGTAAGTATAACTGATAATTTAGATTTTTTCCTTTCTAATTCTAAATAGAAATCTTTTGGGTCAGTTCCTCCTCTGCCTTTTACATTTATCTTCTTTTTCTTCAAATCTTTGGATTTTAAAACGTCTTGAATTTCTGTGTCAAACAGATAAATAGTTATATCCATATTTTTAGCGAGAAACTGAACTTCATTCAAAAACATTTGAAGTTCTTCATCGGAAATTGAAAGTGAAGTATCAATTCCAATATCCATGTTACCTCGCTTTTTTGTTACATGTCCAGGGATCATATTTGGAAATCTTTTAGAACGACGTTTGGTTGTATAATGTAATTCTGTTTTTGTTCCAACCATAGCAGCTGTTCTGAGCAATTGTCTCCAAGAGATCTGTCTTTTCTTTTTGATTAATTCAAGGACTCCTTCGTATTCTCCTGGGAGAGAACCAACTAGTTTCTTGGCATCTTCTAAAATTTCTTTTAATAATTCGTCCAGAAACTCTTTTTGATATTCGTCAATTTCTCCTTTTACGTCTGGTTGATAATTTTCTAAAAATGGATTCTTAGACTTATTTCTGTTCTTAGAATCCTTACCTTGATTGTTTTTATTTTCTTCATTATCCTTTTTAGGATCATCATTGTTATTTGAAGAGTTTTCACCTTGATTTTCTGGAGTGTTTTGATTAGTCGTACCATTAGAATTATTATTATTTGAAGAATTGTTTTGATTATCTGGAGAATTTTGATTTGATTTGTTATTAGGATTTTGTTGATTAGAATTATTTCCATTAGCATCAGAGTTATTATCTTCATTGCCATTTGAACCACTTTGTTTATCCACTAGTTTTTCCAAGATGTCATATAGATTATCAGAAGTAAAAGGTATATCTTTAAAATAATATGCTTTGAAAGGTTCTGATGCACCTTTTACTCCATAACGATAACCTTGTATAAAAAATAATTGAGCTAATCTTCCAGTTTCTGGTTTTTCAAAAACATCAGGTGAAACTTCTACTGTAGGAAATTTTCCTGTTAATGCAAGATCAACGGGATGTACTTTGGTTAGACATAATTGTTGAAGGTTAGGTAAATCGTTCATTACAGCGTCTTGAGCTATGTTGAGAAGTTCTGCATGCCCTTTTTTTATCCAATGTCTTAAAAGAAAGTGATTTATTTCATGTTTGATTGCAAATATTAATTGTTTTCTCAAATTTTCCTGAGTTAATTCGTTAGTTGCAGCTAACAAGAATGCCCAATAAAAAGCATCAATACATATTTCTTTTGTATTGAAATCTATATAATTTTGTTCACCAAGAAATCCTAATCTTATATTGAATTGCGATAGAGCATAACTTTCTAAAATAGTTATCATAGAAGATTCTCTTGCTCTGTCAAAAGTTGCAACTACATCTATTCCATAATCTTTTATAAAAGCTTCATTTAGCTTTTGAATAGGATCCATAATGTACCTCCTTTCATTTTTCTTGAGTTTCTTTTGTATCACTCAAGAATCTGGAACTTTCTACAGAGAATTTCGTATTTTCAAACATGAGTGGATATTTATTGGATAGTTCTTCATATCTTTCATATATTACTCTGTAAAATATTCCTGCGGTTTCTGGTGGAACTAATTTCAAAAAATCTATTACGTTGGATAGTTTGTCATATACAAATTCTTTGGTTTCATTGAAGAAAGTCGTTGTTATAGAAGTTACAAGTTCTAATAAGTTATCTGCTACGGCTACGTTCATAGTTTTGAACTTTCCGGAATATATATCTTCCAATGTTATAACTTCTTTCTGTTTTTCTTTCAAATAATTCAAATACTTTTGACTAATTTTAGGTCCAAACACGCTTATAGTTATTGGCTCTAAAACTTTTATAACATGGTCAACATCTGTAAATTCAACGAATGCTTTTTGAGTTATTTTATCCATCCTCTCAAGTGTTCTTGGAGTAATGGGAACTGTAGGCATCTCAAAATTTCTTTGTGTCATTTCCCATAGAGTTATCTCTTGGTTCATAAAATCGGGAATATATTTTATTTCGTTCTTTTTTGTCCAATCTGTCCATTCCCTGAGAGTTGGTTGAAATTTTAACGGTACAAATCTATCAAGAAATGCTGGGTCAGAAAAATCATCAACTTCATATTCGCCTTGATCATCTTCATTTGGATTCATAGCAGAAATTATCCAAGTATCAGCTGGTAAGATGTTGTTCATTATCCTTTTATCCAAAATCAATTGCATTACGCCTGCTCTTACCAATGGATTACTTCTATTGATCTCATCTATGAATACAATGGAATGTTCCTTTTCAGGGAACCACTCTGGTTTTAAATAAACAGTTTTTTCTTTGTTGGTATCACTTGGTAATCCTAATAAATCACCTGGCTCCATAACACTGAGATTCAATATGATGCAATCTCTTCCTTCTTCTTTTGCTATTTCTTTCACTAACTCAGTTTTTCCTACCCCTGCTGGTCCAACCAATAATGGTGCATAGCCACTTTTTAGTATGAGTTTAATACTCTCTTTTAAAGTCATCTTAACTCCTCCTTTTAAATTTAAAAGTGGGGTATAATCCCCACTTCGTATAATTACATAATATATACCAAAAAATTTTGATTTTTTTTAGTAAAAGGAGCGTTAAACGATTATTTTTTTGGTTGAAATTTTTTTACAATCCAAGAGATAAATTTGCCTTTCTTAGGACTTTTAACGATAAATCCAAACACTATAACACCTATTATCATAAACCAAAATGGTTCAATGGTAACTAAATGAAATAAAGGGAAAATGAAGTAAATAACTGCACCAGTTAAATATCCAATAATCAATAATACTCCTAATAACATACCTAGTATCTTAAAAAATCTTCCAACTTTTTTTGCTATTTCACTTAATTTTTGAAAAAAGTTTTTCAAACAAAACACCCCTTTTCTTTCTGGATTATCTCAATTTTACCATTTTTAAAAAATAAAGTCAAGTGAAAAATATGAGAAAAACAGGAAGTTTTTTCGTCAATAGTTTTCTGAACCGAACGTCAAATCCTAAAATGATAAGATATATTTGAAAGCAAAAAATAAAGAGGAGATAAGAATGCTTAAAAAAGAATTTGAAAAAACAAGTGAAACAGCTTCCTGGGTAGCTCCAGTAGCCGTAGTTGGTGGGGCTTTCACTGGAAAATTGTTATACGATAAGATAAAGGAAAATCAAGAAAAGAAAAAATTACAGCAACAAATGCCAATGCCTACTCAATTGTATGAAGTTCCGATGATTCCAGTGGAACCTAACGCAACCAATAGTCAATCAGCACAATATCAAAATTTCAATTTTTAATGGGGGATAATACTTATTGTTAGATAAAATAGAAAGAAAATTACTAGAAATCTATAAAATAACAATAAAAACAGCTCTTAATATATTCAGCTCTCTGAAAGCATTCAATACTAATAGGCTTAAAAAACAAGAGAGTTATGTTTCTTCTTCTAATTTTTCTTCTAATGTTCATTCTCATAATTTTTTGAAAAAGGGAGAAACATCTAATAGTACCAAAAATTTACGTGGCAAAAATTTGGGAGATTTCAGTTTAAAAGAACATACTCACGAAGAATATACAAAAGATAATCTCAATAGAAAAACGAATGAAAATGAAATGAATAGGGTGACAGCTCAGCAAATTTCTAAAAAAGATCATATTCACAATCAATACGTATCTAAATCAAAAACTATTTTTCCGAGATCCAGTAAGCTTTTTAATGGTGATTATTATTCGGTACGTAAAATAATATCACCAAGAGAGCATACTCATAGCGAATTTGTTGAATATTCTCGAAAAGTGAAATATGCTAAAGCATTACATAATGTTGAATATATAAATAACAATGGTGTTGTTGAAGCTAATCCTAAAAATTTTAACATTGAAGATATTTCAAATAGAACTCATAAACATGATGACATATATATAACTAAAAGTACATGCGATGAAGTGTTTATGCCTAAAGAATTTAATATAGATACCGCTAGTGGATATATGAATGTTGAACGGTACAGAGTAAAAATTTACAGATATAAGCCATTAAATAGAAAAACCATGAAAAATGTAGATACATTTCCAATAGATTTTATGTCAACAAAACAATTTGAACGAGAATATTTAGTTCAACCTGAAGGTAGTGTTTTTAGATATATGGATGCTGATAAATTTGCTGCCGGATATGACAGAAATACTATTACAGATTTTATGAAAACTTCTAATGGTGATTTAAATGATGGGTTAGAATTGAGTATTACGGATTTATATAACAAACCTTTTATTCCTGGAAATGAGAATACTTCAGGTATGATGAATAGTATGCTGTGGGATACAGATAAAAAAGTAGAAGGAAGTTCTTATAATGATATAATGGGTTCTTCGCCTTCAACAAAGTTTTTAATCGGATTTTTTAACAATGCAGTTTTCAAAAAACTTTCAGAAGAAGGTCCTAAAACATTAGTGGAATATGATTTAGAAGGTTCTTATATGGAAGTACCTGTTTATGACAATTTTTATTTAGCGTTGAACGATACTGAAACAAATCCCGATTTGGGAGAAATCAAAATAAATCCGAAGGATGAATATGTATATGATTTTGCTAATAACAATGTGGTTGATAGATATTTTTCTGAAGTAGAATACGACAAAGAACAACAGATATGGGATTGGTTATGTGGGTTGCCAGTATATTCAAATGTAGGTGGACCTTATAGTTTTTGTACATTTACTGGAGCAGTACAGGATGTATCTTCTGGAAGTTCTGGAGAAACTTACGAGCCTTTAGAAGATAATATTTTTATTTTTGGTTCTTATTCTCAACCTAATAAAGTAGCAATTGATGATGATGCAACACCAAGGGCTAAAGTTTTAGATGTTAATTTTATGAGTACATTAACAGGAACTACCCTAGCTGTGCAAAAAGGAGACGGAGAAAAATTTCTTTTCGGTTATAGGGATGATTTACAAAAAATAGAATTTGATAGAGATAGTTACCCTTCTTATGATTTTCAATATGCATATACGAATAGACAAAATGTGGATTGGCATGATTTGATGAGTTTGGAATATGTATATACAAATGCACCAGATGGATATTATAAGAATATTGTTTATTCAAGTGGAGAAGTAGAATTAGGGGAAAAATCGTATAAAGTAGAAGATGGTAAATATGAAATAACTAATCTAAACGAAACATCTGCAGTAGGAGTAAGAGGTTTTTGGTTAGAAGAAGTAGGGAGAAATCAAATAAGGTTGGTAGGAGCAACTGATTTTTCAATAGGCAATACATTGGTTTTTCTTGTACCAACACCTGAGAAAATGTACTATTGGGAAACAACTGTAGAGGAATGTTCAGATGGGAATAATATGGCAGGTGTTTGTGTGAATAAAGAAGGATTTCCAGAAGGACGAGTTTTCTTATATATGTATAAACTTAATGGTAGTGTAAAACAATATACTATATTTAATAATTCTTCGAATGCGGCTTTTAAATTAAGAAATGTACCAAGCGATTTATCTAATTATAATCTTTATATAGATGGAGAAAAGAAAGCTGAACATTTGTCAAGTAGTTATGTAACTTTACCATTAAGCTTCAAGAATACAGTAGGACATAATATTGCATTAGTTAAACCATTGTCAGATATACATTTTTATGTAGTAAGTGGTGTTGAAAGTAGTGAGGCTGTTTCTAATAAACAAATAGACGAAGAATATGAATATTATAAAACAAAAATTCAAATACCCCATATTACTTTTAAAGCTATGGATAAAAAACAATATTATTGGTATTATTCTGTTCCTAGTGAACCAGAATATACAGAAACTTCTAACGTGTTAGAAGCGGTTTCACAAACTGTAGCTACATTAGCGGATAATTTTCTACAAAAAATAAGTGATATATTGATTATGGCATTGTTATTTTTAGATTATTTTTTGTGTTGGGCATTTAATTGGATAACCTCAACAGTTGATAATATTATAATAAATGCGTTAAAGCCGTTTTATACTTTTGTCTTTAGAATTTTGATACAAGTACCTATATTATGGTGGACAATTACAATAGTAGATTGGAAATGGTATCCATTTATAGGATTATTACGTCCTGTTATAGCAAGTGTTATACACAGGAAACCGTTTGTACCAATTGCGAGGTTTATATCTAGTAATCCAATTGGGCATAATATAGTAATTTTTTCTAAAGAATATACTACAAAATTTGATTATAAATGGAGAAGAATTTATGGTTTACAGAAAATATACAATTCACCGTATACAGTTTTGAACAAGGTTAAAATTGAGAAGAAAGATGCAGTAGATTTTATATCAAATGCAGCAAATTATTCGTTTGCAGAATCAGACAAAGTAGCTAGTGCACATAAATATTGGGTTTACAAAATTCCAGTTGCACAGTTTTACAAATCTTCAAAGATTACGAATCCTGCTAATTCAGTTAGAACTATACAGGGCAAAAGAATTATAGATCATAAATATTTAGGCTTTAATGTAACATCAGGGCAAGAAACAACAATTGGTAATTATGGGGAACCATTCACTATAATTAGCTTTGAGGAGCTGGAAAATGATTAATAATATTGTCAAAAAATTAATAAATCAAACCATCAAGATAGTAACAAAACTAAAAAAATTCAATACGTTATTTGCATACAATACAAAAAATATTTTAAATCAGGATGGGAGTTTTTCTCCAAAAACACACACACATAACTTTTTGCAAAAAAAGCAAATACCTGAATCTACTGAAAAACTTGGTGGTTCTGAAATTGAACAGTTTTCTCTTAAAGACCACACGCATGAACAATATACAAAAGAAGCCTTAAATATAAAAAAAGATCAAGAAAATATTGATGGAGTTTCTAAAGAAGATTTATCTCTAGTTTCACACAAGCATAATCAATACATATTGAAAACTAAGACTAATTTTTCAACTGCAAGCAAATTATACGATGAAAACAGTAGAAATTATATCGCACCAAGAGTTTATTTTTCTGATAAAGATCATACACATACAAATTTAATACAATTTGGAGTTAAAGCCAAACAAGCTGAAGGGTTATATGCCACCAGTTATAAAAAAGAAGGAAACAATATAATACAGTATACTGACATATTGAAGCCAGATAAAATATCAGGAAGAGGGCACAAACATGACGACATTTATATAACTAAATCAATAGCCGACGGAACATTTATGCCAAAAGATTTTAGAATAGATTATGCAAGTGGATATCATGATGGCGAAAACAAAAATAAAATAAAAATATATAGATATATTCCTGCGGATACGACTGTGAATAAGCAAGTAGAAACATTTGATACTAATATTTTAACAACAGATTATTTTGAGGAAAATATAGCGGTAGTAGAAAAAGGTAGCATATTTGGTTATATAGAAGAAGACAAATTACATTCTGCTTGGCGGAGAAATCAAATTGTTAATCCTGAAGGTTGGGCTGATTTTCCCGGAGATTTGAATAAAAATTTGGGGATGAGCTTGACGAATTTATTTGGTATGAAATCTATTCCTGGAAATAACAATACTTCCTATTTATTAGCCAACATGATTATGAATGAAGGTAGTTTGGATGGAGTAAATTTAGACGATTTATATGGTAATGCAGCGTCTACTCAGTTTATAATATTATTTGCAAATAGTGCTGTTCAAAAGAAACTTAATGAAATAGGTCCTAAGCCTATAATTGAATATACACCAGATGCTCAATATGTAGATGTAGACGTTCACACTTCGATGTATAAAAGTTTTACAGAATCTGGTAAAAAACAAGGAAGTATAAAAACAACCGGAGCAAATCAATATTTATATAATGCAACTAGTAGATCCAAAACATCCGAATGGTCAACTACACAGTACAAAGAAAATACTAAAAATTGGATATATAACAAAACAACTACTGCAGGGAAAAAAGTATCAGGATGTAATGCTGCTTCTAAGATAAGAGATGAGATATATAGTTGGTATAGTGCCACAGATATACTATATTTAAGAGGATTGAACAAAAACGAATATTATTGGTATTATGATGTACCAGCTCAGCCAGATTTAGGTGAAACCGAAAATGTGTTTGAATATATAACTGAATCTATAAGTTTAACCGTTGAAAATTATTTTAAAAAGATCTTTGATTTGTTCGTGGTACTTTTGCTATCAATAGATTATTTTCTATGTCTAGGGATCAATTATATATTTTCTTTATTTGATAACTTGTTAGTCAGTATGATAACTCCTATTATGTTGTTGCATCTATACATAGATTTAGCATTATTTAAAATAGATTGGATGCCAGCTTGGAGTTTAATAAGTTTATTTAAACAGTTTGTTATGCGTAAGCCTTTAGTACCTATAGCAAAGTTCGCAGCAACTAATCCTATGGGTACAAATATTATTTTGTTATCCAAAGAAGTATCAACTAAATTCAATACAGAATGGAGAAGGCTTATAGGGCATACACCTGTGATTAAGACTCCATATCAAATGATTAATACTTTAAAAATAATGAAAGAAAATCCTAATTCGTCTGTAGTTTTTATACAACCATCTGGAAATTTTAATTTAAATAAGGATTATGTACAAATTTTGAATTCTTGGACAATTACTACTGGGGTTCCGCAATACACTGGTCCCCATCTATTGAAGAATGGTGAATCTTCTTATAAGATAATATCAGCTAAAAATAAAGTTGATTGGAAATATATAGGATTTTCAGCACAAAGTTCAGGGCAAGAATTTGTAGTCAATAATTATGGAATACCTTTTACATTAATTTCCATAGAAGAAATAGATTGAGGAAGGAGGCAAAGTGCTTAGGCACTTAATTTTATGAAAAGATTAATAAATGAGGAAGCACAGAAAGTTAAAATATTGAATTATATTCTTCAAGCTTCAAAGGATTCAGCATTGAATGTGTCGGAAGTGATCAATGTAGCAAATTCTTTTAAAGTGACAGAAATGTTATTACCAGCGGTATCTAAATATATGGTGCCGTATTCTAATTATACATATAGAATATTGAATAAAGAATTATCAGAGTTTGCAATGAAAGACCATATACATTCAGAATATGTTGTAAAAGGTGAAGTAATAGACGGAGCATACACAATAACGGATGGTGTAAATAATTATAAACCTACTGATTTAGCACCTGCAGAACATACACATGATTATGTTAAACAAGATGACGTAATTACTGTTACAGAAAAACTATCAGGGGTTGATTATTCTACCTTTGCTAGAAAAGAACATGAACATCCTGAATATTACAAAAAGGATGATATAGTTCCTAATGCAGTAGAGATTGATGGAGTAAGGGTACAAGATCTAGCTTTTAAACAACATAACCATGGTTCTGATTATTACAAAAAAAATGACATTGTAGAAGATACAACCGCTTTAAAAGATGTTAATGGCAATATATATACCCAGAGTTCTTTTTCTCCAAAAGAACACAACCATGATGATTTGTATTATCCAAAAGAAGAAGCTTTATCAAAATTTTTAACCTTTGAAGAACCTATACCATTATCCAATTATATATATGTAGACGTTTACGATATAGAAGCGACTAATACGATAGACGTAGGTAGACCTGAAGCATATCTGAATTTACAGTATCCACATAACATAAACGGATTTAAAACAGGTTCTTCAATGAATGCAACGACTAAGAAGATAAGAAGTAATCAATTAGCAAAAGTAGTAAAAATAAATGCTTCTGTTAGCAGAGGTAGATACGTTCAATTTTCATTATCTTTAAACAATTCTATGTTAGAAAACAACAGAACTTTTGGTGATATTTTAGGCATACTGGTTCAACAAAAATTAATAGGTATAAATGTAGGTACTGAAAGAAATGCACCTCCAAATTATGTTATGGTAGCTTGGAATGGATACGATATAAAAATGTATGCATATGATTTTCCACAAAGTTCAGCTGTTGATGTAGATTTGTTGATATTTGTAGCCGTGAATTGAGGAGGTAATAATTGTGATAAAAGTATACGATGTAGTTCCTGTTGATCAATTAAAACCTGATACTGTATATAGTTTAGTGTTAGTCAATAAAGATTCTGGAAAACCATATTCAGTATGGAATTCTAACAATCTCGCTTTTCCTGAAACTGATGATGCTACGGTTGTAGTAGCTGTTAATGCTCCTAAAAAAGAGATAGAAACACAATTAAATAATATATTTTTTAAAAATGGAGCTTTTTATAGAACTTGGGAAAGGTATCCGACTAGATTGACTGTATATGAAAATCAAGATACACAGTTGTATTTAAAGGCACCTGAAAGGAAAGAAGCAAAGGTAACCATAAATATTAATAAAACAAAAGAGTTAGAAACTAAAACTGATGCAACTGGTGAATTGAAATATGTTATTAAATACAGCGAATTTAAAGATTGCCCAGATTTTTTTAAGATAAGAGTTTACAACGATGAATGGGGTAGAGCAACTATACAAGCTATGATAAGACATTTGGAGGAATTTGATTATTCCTATATGAAAGGGCGAAGTGATGAAACACTAACTAAATTACAAGAAGAAATAGGCAGGTTAATAGAAAATCCACAAAGTATAGATCAAACGGCAAGTATGATAAAGAATTTACTTGGAGGTTTAACTAGTATTGGTACGGATAATTCTATAAACAATATATTCAATGTTGCAGGGCAATTAAACAAGGATGTAGATAGTAATGAGTTGTTACAACATATCAATATAAAGGTGCCTGATTTAGGTAAGATGTTGGGTGAAGATAAAGAATTGATAGATGAAATTCAGAAGTTAGCAAAAGAACAAGGTGTTGAAAGTTTAAATTATGATTCATTGATAAAAATTTTATATAAATTAAAAGGCAAAAAATAATTTTTAGGGAGATGATACCTTTGAAATACACAATTAATGTTGAAGAGAATAACTCAAACAGTAATTATATAAAGTATTTTGTAGGTTCAATACCGGATAGTTATGAATTGAAAGGAGAACATAAAAACATAATTTTTAAAATAACCCAAAAATCTTTTAAAATATTGAATCCAAAGCAACAAAGTGAAATAGAAGTAGATGAAGGATATTTAATACCTATATTAATGCGAACGAATATAGTAGATTTGTTTTCAAAAGAAGAAGATAGTGAGTATACAGTAGGATTTTTTGATCTATTTTCGTCAAAATACGAATTATATGACATTGTAGAAGGAGATTTTATTAACAAAAAAGATGAGGAATTGGTTAAACGTATAAGAAAAATGGTAGGGGTCTACTAGGAGGCATTCTTTATGTTAGAAAAACATGGGGACATAGGTCAAGAATATGTACAGGTTTTAAAAGAAGCTTTTGAAAAGAATAACGGCATGTTGTTACCAGAACATATTAAATACAAGAATAGACTTTTAGAATATGGATATATTACATCTGAAGGCAAAATTACTGATGACGGTAAATTAGCGATAGAAAAAGGGGTATAAGATGTCCAAAAAAACTTTAGAAATGTATAGGTCGGAATTTGCCGAGTCAATTTTGAAATATAACAACAAACCTTTTACATTGGAAGGGCGTGATTATTTTAGACCTTTTTTTGATTTAGAACATCCCAGATTTTTAGCAAAATGTGGAAGGCAAGTTGGAAAATCTTTAACGTTGGCGGCTAAATATGTAGTAGATGCTACTACCAAACCGTTTTTTAAAATTTTACATGTCAATCCTACTATGAATCAAGTTAAAGTTTTCTCGTCTCAAAAATTGAAGCATTTTATACAGTATTCACCATATATACAAAAATATTATATGAATCCAAAATTTTCAGTTGACAATGTATTTCAAAAAGATTTTAGTACAGGGTCGCAGATAATACTAAGAAGTGCTTACCTTACTGCTGACCATATAAGAGGTATAGCTGCTGATATGATTGGATTAGATGAAATACAAGATTTATTAACGGATACTATTCCAGTTATATCCGAAACATTATCAGGTTCAGAATACAAATATCGTTTTTATACAGGAACTCCAAAGAGATTTCAAAATCCTATTGAGGATACATGGAAAGAAAGTACTATGTCAGAATATGCAATCAAATGTACGCATTGTGGAAAATGGAATATTATTGATGAGGATAATTTAGGCCCAAATGGATTGATATGTAGTAATCCTTCATGCAATAAAGAGCTTGATACAAGAAACGGTGAATGGGTTAATATGGCAGATCCAACAGATAAGTATTTTATTGGGATGAGAATACCACAGGTTTTATCTCCGACGGTAGATTGGGATGATATTAATTACAGAAGACGTAATTATCCAAAGGGTAAGTTTTACAATGAAGTGTTGGGATTACCGTATGAAGATGCCAACATGCCGATGAACGAAGAGATGTTAAGATTGGCTTCTGAAAATAGAGATATGGATACTGGATACAATTCAGAAATTTTTTATGGCAAACCTTTGTACATGGGTATAGATTGGGCAACGTATTCATCTAAAGACAGTCAATTGGATTCTTATACTGTTTTGGTTATAGGGGGATATGATCCAAAAGGGATATTTAGAGTAGTGTATATGAAAAAGTACAAGGGTAAGGAATCTGATATGAATTATGTACATGAGGATATATTGAAGTTAGCTCAAAAGTTCAGAGTAAGTTTAATAGGTGTAGATTGGGGTATAGGTGCTGGTGGAATAAATGCTAGGTTGAGGAAAGATTTATTGAAACAACAATCAAATATGGACCCTGTGTTGGAATTCTCCCTCAATGGAAATTTAAAAATATTGATCAAATGGGATAGGGAAGGTTACAAGTATATAGTAAGTAGAACACAATCTATGAGTAATACAATGCAGCGTATAAAAGAGCGAAGAATATTATTTCCAAAATACGAAGTATGGAAAGAGTTTGCAAATGATTTTTTGAATATATATCAAGATTACAACGAGAATCTTAGACAAATATATTTTACTCATGAAAAAGGTAAACCTGATGATGCATTTCATGCTTTAAATTTTTGCTATCTTGCAGCTTCTTTAGGCACTGGAAGGATCAATCCATATGACGCTAGAATAACACAAGAACCTGTGAATGATTCCGAGTTGGAATAAATAGTTAACTAGTGGGATTCATATTGAACCAATGAAAATTTTGACAATGATATAATTGAAAAGAGGAGGCTGGGAAAATTGAATATGACAAAGTTGAGTAACGATATTTTGGCTACAAATGTTGCAAAAATATATTTAGCTGATACTAGCAAATCACCGGATTTAATAGTAGCTGAGATATCTATTGAAAGAGGTTTGAATTACAATGAAATTAAACGTTTGATAGAAAGAACTAATCAACTTATTCAACTAAAATTGTTTGAACAAAACAAGGTTGAATTTCCAATAATAAGATTAGAAAATGTATTAAATTGGTTGAAAAAAATGCAAGAAAATATAGAAATAGAGGAAGTTAAAAGCGAAGTTTCTTCTAACAGTATACATCCAGAGGATTGGTTGTTGGATGATATAGATTGGTCTAAATCCCAAGAATGGATAGAACCCGTACAGACAAAATTAGCTTCTTTGAATATTACTAAAGAAGAACCAAAAGACTATTTTTATGATTCTATTTCTAAAAAGTCTGTAGATTCTGCTGTAGAATTTTTAAAGATAGCTGAAGACGAAATAAGGGTAACCAATATGCAACAGAGAATGAAACTGATGGAAATAGAAAATAATATGAAGAAAATAATGGGGAAAATACCTCCTGAACAATTGGAAAAAATTTTATTGAATGAAATAGAAAAAGAAAATATTAAATATGAAGATAAAAAGAAAGCGAAGAGTTTAGTTAGAAGACTTATTGATAAAGTTAAAAAAACATTTATAAGAAAAGAGGCCAGTTTAAAAGAAGTATCCGAAGAAAATTTAAAATATATAATTGAAGGAATAAACGTTTCAGAAGGATTTAAAAAATTGGCTTATGAAAAAGCATTAGAAGAAGAAGTAGAAAATATAGGGTCAGAGAATTTATATGAAACATTAACTAAAATAGCAAATGTTAATTATTATGCTGATAAGTTAGAAAATGATATAAGAAATGCAGAATTAAAATTAAAAGTCAGAAAACAACAAGAAAAAATAGCGATGTTGTTGGAGACGCCAAGTATAACCGAAGATCAAAAAGACATATTATATAATGTACATAGTGTTGTGAAAAATTATGAGAAGGTAGCATCTATTACAGATGAAATTAAAAATAAATTATTGTTGTTAAAAACCGCAGTTGACAAAGGATTAATGGATGAAAAATACTTTGAAAAGATAGCTGCAACAGCAGGCGAAAAAATTGTAGAATTTTCTATAGATCAATTTATGGCTAAATCAAAGAAGATACCGTTGCAAGTAGGAATACAAGGTGCAACCGCTGGTGCTTTGACTTCGACAGCTGTTACTGGCGGTAAAGAAAACAGGGCATACAAAGACAGAGTTAGAAATATAAACGAGATGTACGAAGAAGGGAAAATAACTAAAGAGCAACAAGAACAGCGATTGAAAGAAGTTAGAAAACAGTATCTAGGTGCAAGAGCAAGGAATGTAACTTTAGGAGCGTTAGGAGGTGGCTTGATTGCTGCAGGTGGGGCACAAGCGAAACTGAATAAATATCAAAAAGAGTTACGAACTACAGGGTTAAGTAATAGAACTATAAACAAATTAAACAGTGGTAAAATAACAGAAGAAGATATTTATCAAGATGTTAAGAAAAAAGTTGGTAAAGGTAAAACGACTTCAAGTATCATCGGAGGTATATTAGGAGCATCAACGGAAACATTTATTCCAGACTATTACGAAAAAGAAGAATTATAAGGAGGTTATAAGAAAATGGTAAGAGATGGATTATTGAAGGTAGCAGAAGAGATGCCAAGATATTTTGGTGTGGAGGATAAGCATTTAGAAAAGACGGCAGCTTTAAATGAGGAGATACAAAAGAACAAATACACAGATAGAGATCTACTCAAGATAGCATATGTAAATGTTTTAACAGCTTTGGATATGTTGAAAACTTATAGAAACACCACAGAAGATTTACAAGATATGATGGAAAAAGATGCTGAATATGCAAAAAAGATGTACGAGGAAACTGGTTATTTGACTAAAGTTGCTGAATATTTGGCAAAAAATTTGAAAGATTATGAATTACAAGAAGTAGCAAATGCAATAGACATAATGGAGAAAACAGCTGCTGAACATATGGAAAGAGAAGGATATACAGGTGAAAGAGGTAGGTTGCATGCTCATATTGAACTTTTTGGAACACCAGAAGAGTTAATTAAAGAAGCTGCCTACGATATGCTCGTTGTTGGAAAGAACATAAAATACTAGTACAATTAAGGAGGGTAGAACAATAGGTCTTGAATCCTTTGAGATCTATTAAAAAAAATGCCTGAAAATACAAATCAAAATACGCCTTCACCTCCTGAGCAAGTTGATTCTAGCGGGTTCCCATATGTTTCTTTTGTAGAACAAATATATGAAGGAGCCGATAGATTTGCAACTGGATTAACTGGTACACTTAATCTTAAAGGTCGAGCTTCTCCTAGAATCAAAGTTACAACTGACGATATATTAAAGATGGAGAGATTGTTGAGTCAAAAATATCCTCAATGGGATAAAAAAGAATTAAGAAAATATTTGTTGACAGTTGCACAACTTGTACCAAATTTGTACATGTCTCCATATGCGGTAGAAGAGATAATTAAAAAAGCATTTAATTATGGTGGAATTGATCCGCTAATGTTGATGCAGTATTCTAACTTAATGGCTAAAGGTTTGTGACGAGATGTATAAAAGAATAGAAGGATTTCAATTCACTTTGGATGATAATGTTTTTATATTAGAAGAAGATAAACCTTTGGAAAAGAAAGCAGCGTTGAATATATTGACGCCTAGATTGTTGGAGTATAAAAATTCCATACAACTTGACGATAAATATAGATACATCGCTGTAATTGCTGTTTCTGCTGGTGAAACATGGGGTGCGAATAAAAACGGGGATTATTTTCCAAGGGAAGAATTGATAAAGCATTATCAAACATTTGAGAATGGTTATCTTTTTGAGCATCATAAAAATAAAGACCCTAAAGATGCTTTTGGAAGGATTAAAAAAGCATTCTGGAACGAAGAAATGGATAGAGTAGAATTAATTGTAGCTGTGGAGATGAATGACAGAGGGCAAGAAATGATGAAACTTCTAGAGGAAGGAAATACAATAGATGTATCTATGGGTTGTACTGTACCTTTTGATGTCTGTTCTATTTGTGGCAATATGGCTACAAAAAGAAGTGAATATTGTAATCATTTAAAATACCATATGAACGAGATTTTACCAGACGGTAGAAAGGTATATGCAATAAATATACAACCCAATTTTTTTGATATCTCTTGGGTAACTCGAGGAGCCGATGTGACTGCTAAGGTTTTTGCAAAGGTTGCCTCTGATATGAAACAAGCTAGTATAGATAAAGAAATACCAGGAAAAACAATTGGTGAAATACCTGAAGAAAAGATTCAAGAACTTTTAGATATCAAATTTTTAGAAGATGAACCAATAAGAGATGAAGAATATAAAATATTAGAAAAATATCCAGCTCAAGATGTAATTAAAACATTGATAATGTTAAAAGTTCCATTGAAACCTATAGAAGTACGACAGCTGTTAGGTCCTGGAATGTATATGATAACAGATAATCCTAAAGCTTACGAATATTTTATTGATAACGGACAGTTTAACCCTGATGTAGTAGACGGTATGTTATCATTGATTAAGAGGAGAAGTTTTATCCCGCCTTTTATACCAATGCATAAAGAAGGTAATTATTATAATCCAAATCAATTTGATTTTGATGATCCAGGATATCAAGGATATCTTAAAGTAGCTGCAAAGATGGTGTATACAAATACGGATCAAATATTAAATATGTTAAGTGAGGTTACAAGAGAAATTTTTCAAGAAATGTTTGTTCAAGGAAGTACAAACTTAGAAGATTTGGAACAGTTGCTTGCTGGATACTTAATCAAAGAACCAGATCAAGCAAATAGAGAAGCATTACAAAGATTTTTATCGAGTGTAGAAAATCAGCCGTATTATGCGGCGGCACCAAATGAGCAACATTATAAAATGATATACAAGGCAGCGTCTGATCAAAATATTAATATTTATGGAGATTATGTTGTTAAATATTTAAAAAATAAAGGAGGCAAAATGTAATGGAAAGAAAATGGAACGTAGAAGAACTTGAAAAAATAGCAGAGACTAATGAGTTTATTAAGGAAGCTTCAGTATTAACTAACGGATTGGTTAAAACGGCTGAAGATGCAGAGATGTTCAGACAAGGTTTAATTTTTGGTATGGGGCAAAGAATAGGCATGGTTAAGGCCGCTCAAGAATTAACCGATCAAGTAGTAGCAGATGCGGCTATTCCATCAGCAACGCCAAGCAATGCTCAACCTATATCAACAGAAAATGTAGATCCTAATGCGGGAACTCCTACACAAGTGCCTACAATAGAAATTGATACAGGAGCTCAACTAGTCCAAGAATTAAAAACATTATCAGATGAATTATTGCCCGGCGAATTTGCTGCATACGTTATTCAAAATGGATTAGAACCTATTGTTCAAAACGATCCAGAATTAGCAACAAAATTTGAAGAAGGTAAAGCTGTTTTAAACAGTGCTCAAATGAATGCAAATACAGCAACACCTACAATTGAACAAGCTAGTGTTCCAGCTAGAATGATGAGTGATGTTCCATCAGCTCCTGGGATGTAATTTGCGTCATTTTTGCAATTTTAACAGGAAAGGAGGGAAGGTGCATCCTCTCCACCCTTTAAAGGATGGGGTTTCCTGCGCCGAATGAATGAACGGGACTGTAGGATATATATTAATAAAAGATAACTTAATAAAAACAGCTGCAAAAACTAAAGTAAAAGAGGTAACAAATGCTGCAGTTAGAGCTGCACAGGTAGCTTCAGGAGCAGCTGGAGCAGTTTCTACTGGAATACTAGCATATACGGCATTAAACAATTTAAAGAGGCAAAAGGAACTTCAAAAAAATCAAGAAGAATTAGCTAAGATGCAGTTGGAACTTATGGATCAACAAGCAAGAGAAAATCGTTATCAAGATATTGTTTTATCAGGACAGAATGTACCGTTAAATCAAAATTATGCGCCACAAGGAGAATTTAAAGTAGCTGCAGCTTCAACTACACAACCAGTAGATGAATTTGATGCATATTTACAATCTTTACTTGGAGATATAGAACAAAGTTTTGCTCAACCTGTAGAATCCATAAAGCAAGACAATAGTAATAAATCTGAAATTTCAAGTAAGAAACAAGAAAAAAATATCCAAAAGAAGGCTATGTATTCAGAAGAAGAACGTGAAAGAATAATAACGGATATTTTAGAGAAAAAAGCGAATTTTGAAGGTTATGAGGTTAAAGATATTATCAAAGAAGTAGAAGATTTGAAGGCAAAAAATGATGAAGAATTGGAAAAAGAATCAGAGTATTGGAATTCTAAAATTTTGAATGAAGAATTGAATGTAGCGGAACCGTATAGAAAAGTAGCTACTTCTGAAAATGGGCAAAGAACTTCCGAAGATATATATGTGGAATTGGTGAATAAATTATTGGAATATAGAACAATAAATTAATAGAAAATAAGGTGAGGTGAAATTTAATGGCAAGAAGATTTGAACTTTTGCACAGTCTGAAAGATGTTCAAAGACTGACAAAACAAATGGATTCAGCTATAACTGATGAAGCTGTTAAAAGAGAAATGTTCGCTATTGGTACTCCTGTAGCTATATTGGGTGATGAATATAAGCAAATCCCATTCGATGGATATCCTGTGGTTTATTGGGTTATTTCCGATATAAATAGGGATATGCAAGTATATGGGTCAGGTGTAGCTAACGATGTTTTAGAATCTAATGGATTAACAGCATTTTTTGGCCAAACAAGAGTTATAGTTGATTTTTTTGAAAATTCTGGTGTAGCATATGCTGCTGGACAATCATTGTATGCAAAGAAAGTTGGCAATACTACTGTATTAACCAACAAAGATCCTAATGAGGGAGCAGCAACTCCAAATCCAAGTGTAAAACCTATTGCCCTTGTTGAAGATGTTGTTGAAGAGGGCGGAAGCGTTATAGCACTAAAAATCAAAACTTTATAATCAAAAAATAATGGGAGGTGTACTTCATGAAAAATAATTTGAAAGTTGAGGAACTTTTGAAAGCTGTGGGGGGAGCTCACGCATTTAATCAATTAATATCTGATGCTCTATTTAATAAAACAGCAGAATCTGAAGAAATTGGAAAAACTATCGATGATTTAATAAAAACGGAAGTTAGAGAAGCAATGTTTTTGCCTCAAATAATTACACCTAAAACTATTTCACCAGCAGATTTAGATCAAGATCCAGCTGGCAGAAGTTTAATGTTGTATATTGAAATTGAACCAGAGTTATCTACCGAAGTAGTATTTGGTGATTTCCTAGCGGAAGCTGAAACACAAAGGGTACAAGGTGATAAGGCACCTGTATATTTCTACAAAATTACTTCTCCTGAGATCGAATTTGTAAAGGAAGAATTATGGACTTATAAATATCCATTCACAGAAGTTATAAAAAGTAGATTGACTTATAACTTTGAAAAGGCTATTGAGAAAAAATTTATAGATATGGTGAGAGCTGCTGTTGCTAAAACTGGGCTTCAAACTACAGCTACTTTTGCTGCTACTGGATTTTCATTCAAAAAAGCTGTGATGGATATGATCAATTTTATAGATACTGCTGACAAACCTTTGAAAACTGAAATGATGTTATTCCCAGTTAAATTGTACAATGATTTAATAACTTTACCAGCTTCCGAACTTGGTGATGAATTGTTTAAAGAAACTTTTGTTAAAGGTTATGAATACAACACTTTGATGAACAGACCGTTTGTTACCACAAATAAGAAAGATGTAGTAGCGACAAATGAAGTATTTGGATTTGCTGGAGAGGATTATTTAGGTAAGATGTATTATCTTGAGGAAGAATTGGTATTTTGGCACGAAGTAGAAAAGAACATAGCTTCTTTCCAAGTATGGACTAATCTTGGAATGAGCATAATCAATCCTAAAGCAGTTGCAAAATTAGAATTAAATTAATTTTTTGATGGGTAATAGGGGGATAGAAATATTTGTAAAAAAACAAAAAGGGCTATCCCCTTTCATTTTTCAAAAAAAGTTAAGGAGGTACTGGAAAAAATGGCGAAATTTAAAACACAGAATGGTCATGTGAGAATTTGGGGTAAAAAATTGTATGAACCTGATAGTAATATACATGTAGATTTGTTAACAGCTGATTCTGATCTTTTAGAACAATTAGAAGAGTTAACAAAATTAGGATATTTAAAACCGGTTAGTTTTGAAGAAGCTGAAAAAGAAAAATTTGAAAAGGAATTTAAGGAATTTTATAAGAAGGGTGAAGAGTATTTAAAAGCCAAAAAGGAAGAAAATTTAAAATATATAGAAAGTTTGAAAAAAACGGGTAATCCCAAAATCGATAACAAAAAAATAACTATAGAAAAATTAGAAGCTTTGAAAGGTGGAATGTAACATATTACAAGAAAGGAGGGAATGATGCTATTTTAATTATGGCATCAAAATAACATGAAAACATTCAAAGTAAAAAATGTATCTAAATTTCCAGTGAGAATATTGTATAGATTTCAAGCTATTCCGGCTGGCAAAGAAGTGGATTATGTAGTTGAAGAAGATAATGAAGAAAGAGCATTATATGATTTAAGAGTATTACAAAATTTAGGATATATCAAATATCAAGAAGTGAAAGAAGTTAAGGACGTCGTAGCTCCTGAAAAATCACCTGTACCAATTGAGGAACCAGCAGAAGTGGTAAAGGAAAGAGAAGAAAATTTAGAAAAAGCTCCATCTGAACAGGTTGAATATTCAGATAATATGACTAAAGCAGATTTAGTTGCATTAGCTGAAAAACATGGAGTGGATATTAATTCAAGCGATACTAAGAAAGAAATAATTGAAAAGTTAGATGCTTTTTTTGGTAAAACTCAAGATAAATAGTATCTCCTAGTAAACTCAATAAGGAGACGTAATTATGCCAATTACTATTAATAGTTTTGAAATAGAAGTTAATAATGAAGTATACATGGCAAAAAGTATTTCTTTTGAAAATCTAATACATGCCAATTTTTTTGTTAATGAAATTAATTTTAGTAATTTAACCAAATTAATAGATGGTACACCCCAAAAAAATTATTTACAAATTATTTTTAAAAGTTTAGTAAACGATTCACTTATAAATATATATAAAAGTTGGATATCCTCAATAAGGGCGTTGATTGGCGATTACCCTGAAGTAAATAAACTTATGAATAAAGCATTTTACAGTGATAGACAATATATAGAATTAATTCAATTGACACTTCAAGAATTCAATATGACTCCACCATTAACTGCAAAACTAACTATTCCAGAAGCATACGGTAAGATAGACCCCATAATTATCTATGGCACATTATCACATGCATACAGAAGATTATCCGACGTAGCGGGTAGAAACAATGTACCATGGCAAGGCGGAGAAGTAACTATCGATTTGGATAAATCTCCATATTTTGAGAAATGGTTCAATGTGTTTCATTCGAAATATCAATTCTATTTAGGTGAATATAAAAGGCAAGCTAATTGGGATGCTGCTTGGGGTTCTTACGAAGCAGAAACATTGACAAATTGGGACTATTGGTGGGGATATTAAAGTTTCATAAAAAGGGGCTTTTTTCATTGTGAAATATATAGATGATTTTCAAGTATATGTAGACCCATTAGGTTACATGTTAGTATGGAAGTTCAACAAAGCCCATGTATTTGATGTTAATAGATGGGATATGTACTTATACCGATTTTTAGATAATCCTGAGAATATTACAAAAAAAATAAAGTTGCCTGAATTTGTTGAATTTTATCGAGATGTTTTGTATAAAGAGGATTCACATTTATTTAATAGATATATAGGATATCAACTTGTATTAGTAGATACTAAAACTAATACAGAATACAAAACAGACCCGATATATATAAGTTGGAAAGAAGACCCTGTTGTTGAAAAAATGAGAGAAGAATTGAATATCAAGATGAAGCTTGGCGGGGGGGTACATGGGTATCTTTTTAAGCTCAAAAGAGGTGGGGAAATCTGTGAATGTTATAATCCCACACTAAAAAAAGCTGGTGATCCAAACTGTACCAAATGTTTTGGTACAGGTATAGTAGGAGGATACGTTCCCGGTACTGAGTTCTATGGGATATATACTATGGATCCATATAGACGAACTAATCAAAAACCCATCATATCGAGTCAAAGTATATCTATTATAGCAGATTTACAAATACCTTCTTATGAAGGTGATTTTTTATATTTTGATACGCAAGATCTTGTTGTAAAAATAGTTGGTTCTAAATTTGTATCCAATTTGAATAGAATATTGTACCAATCAATTGTTGGAGAAGTGGTGGAGAGATATGATATTTTACGTAGATTCCTATCGTTTCACACTAAATACAGTACGGCGGGGGAACGAACTTACGTACCTTTTGACGTGGGCTGATATCAATCAGTTATCAACACGTGCTATTGCTAGAGCTATAAGGCAAAATATAAAGTTGACTTTACTTAACGATGAGAGATTATCAAATAGAGCTGTTAAAAGATTTGTAGAAGGAATCAAAGTAACACCAGAAGCTAGTGGTGTTAGAATAATTTCTTCAAATAAAATCTTCAACTTTTTAGAACAAGGAACAAGTCCCCGACAAATGACATATTTAAGAGGCAAACGAGTACCTATAAAATTGAAAGATGGGACAACTATTATAAGATATGTATCTGAACGTTCTCTTGAACAAGGTGGATGGTGGAATCCAGGAATAGCTCCGAGATATTATTTAAGAAATACCGTTGTTAACAGCATAGAAGAAGCAGTAACTGAAGCAAGAGAATCATTAGGGGAGGCATTACCATGGATACGGAGACTGCAGAGGGATATAACTGGTCTTTTCATGAAATTATTGGAGCGGTTTTCATCGATCACTTAGATTATTTTTTAAAAGAAGTGATGAGTTTAGATGAAGAAGATTATGATTTGAGATTTGCATTCAATACTGTTGAATTCAATAACAAAGGAAATAAACGGTTGATAGTTTTAGTTGATGTTGCTGGAATTAGTGATGCTACTAATTTTTTTCCTAATGAAACGGGTTCAACTTTATATACTAAAGGGTTACATACTTTTTTATTATCTACAAATGTAATAATAAATTTTATAACTCCAAATGAAACTGAAGGATATAGATTAGCAACACAATATTTTATGCAACTCAAAAAGTATAAAAATACGTTTGAAAGATTCTTTCATGAAGTAGAACCGGCAGGAATAGGGTCTGCAATGATAATACAGGATAATGCTAAAATTTTATACAATATTCCCGTTCAAGCTGATGTTCTATTTAATTATGAAATAGATTACAAATTAGTTGAAAGTATTTTTGAAAAGGTTAAAGTAATTGCTAATCTGGTAGATGAGGAATAGTATTTTACTAAGTATCAAAATCAAAGATGATAAAATTAAATGAAAGAAAAGTTTAAGAAGGAGGGGTGAGCCGTTATAAAATAACGGTAAATAAAATGGCATACAGAAAACCAGGCTTTAAAGTCAAACAAGAATATATTTTGGAACCTCAATTAACTACACAAATACCAAGATTTCCAGCTGGAATAATTGGTGCCAGTAACATTGTAATAGAAGGACAAGATGCCCTTGTTGTAGATTCATTGGGGCAAAGGATAACGTATAAGACAGGAGAAGTTGATAATTTTATTGTTAGCTATCCAAAAAGAAACGAATTATACGATGTAGTGGATTTAAATTCTGTCAAAGTATATCTCATTCCAGGGTCGGTATCTTTTGATATAGGAATAAGAAATTTTTCAAGGGAATATTTCAGAGGATTTCCTCCTATGAAAGTTCCTGAAATAGATGTATCTTATGTAGATATAACTAAGGTAGTTAAAGAAAATGAATGGATGGATGATTTTGGTAATACAGTGCCAAGTGGTATAACAGCTGATAAAATAGTTATTCCAAAATTTTTAGTTGATGGTGCAGGAACACCACCAGTTCCAGTGAACATGGCTGGTGAAACAAGACCAATACTAATAGATGGAACAGGTAATTCTAATTCAAGCTTTGCAATTCTTGTAGAATACAAGGCTCAGAAAAAAGTAACTTTAGGTGCTTCACAATCTTTCTCTTTGGTTACACAAACGATGAGTTTAAATCAAACTGTTTTCGAGTTGAGAGACAACCCTATAAAATTTTCTGAAACCAATCCAACATCTTATTTAACAGTAAAAGCAACTTGGTTGGATACTTCAACCACGCCAGCAACACCAATGGAAGAAGAATTTGTTTATTATCCAGATTTTTTACAAGATAGAGATTTTTCTGATTCAGGTTTTGTGGACCCGGAATATTGGGTAGATCCAATGAAAGGATTAATTTATATAAATCCAACATACGACATGACGGATAAAACATTAACTGTTGAATATAACATAGATAATCCAATTTATTCTTCTTTACAATATATACAAAATATAGGAGATATTGAAACTAAATTTGGCGTTATACATCCATTGAATCCAATTGCGTACGGTTGTTATTTACATATTTCTGGTTCCGGTCAAGGCGTTTATGCTATAGCGTCAACTTCTAGTTCTAACGATTTTGATTCTATATTTGACCTTAACGATATGGTTGATATACAAGATAAACTAAATTATATGGGAGAACGAGGAGTATACGCATATACTGTTTTATCAGGATTTTCAATACTTCCTCAAATAAATGCTTATATCAAAGAAAGAGAAAGCAAATTGGATTATGTCAAATTTGCATTAGGTTTCAACGGGTTCAATGATGCGTCGACCAACTTTGCTCTAAACGATAAACAAGCTATTGTTGAAGATATTATATCAAAGATGGATAGTATAAATGAAAAAAGAATAGATATAATATTCAACCCAGTTTTGAAAGTTAATTATAAAGGAATAAATTATCCAGTTCCTGGGATTTATGGTGCATGTGCTGTTATGGCGTTAACTACAAAGTACATGAATGAATCTACACCTCATTATCAGTTAACGTATCAATCTTTGCCTGAAATTATTGGTATTTATTATCCATTAGATAATAGACTTTATTTTAATGAATTACAAATAGAAACTCTTTCTTCTGCAGGGTTAATGGTATTAGAGCAAGGTGTAGAAGGGGCTCCAACATTAGTCGATCAAGTTACTACTGATACGTTGGATTCTAAAGGTAGTGAACATTCAGTTGTAAGTTCTGTTGATTGGTCGGCTAAAGATATAAACAATGTAGTACAAAACAAACTTAAAAATACGCAACAACTTACAATGAGTTCTATAAGGTTGATAGTTGATATAGTGAATGCAAGGTTGAAAGAACATGCTAATATGGGGTTAATAGGAAACGATGTTACAGTAAGTGAATATGGAGCAGACCCGGAAAATCCAAAGTATATTAATTTAACAATTAATTACTTCCCAGAATTACCTATGAAAGGTGGAATTATAACTCTTAAAGTTAGAACCAGATAAAAAACGGGGGATTAATATCCCCTTTTGCCCATTTTTATTGATAAGGGGGGAAAACAAAATATGGCAACTGAATGGAATTTAGATCAAGAAGTTGAAAAGATGATTTCAACTAATGATTCGGAATTATTAGCCTCTTATAGATTTGCATTGTATAGAGAATCAGTTATCAATGGTTCTGTTGAATATATACCAATGGGACTTTTGCAAGATATTACATTGCAAGAATATAGAATGACGCAACCTATAAAGGAAATTGGAAGTTTGGTACCAATATATTTGCCAGGTCCTTTTCAAGGTAGTATAAGTCTAAATAAAGTACTCGTTTTTAATGAAGGCATTATAGCTGCTACACATAACGACGTATCTAAATTAGAGATGGATCTTTTACAAACTTTTGGAAAAACTACTAACTTTATTCTCGTTGCTTTTGATCCAAAAGAAGCAGATTTATTAAACGATATAACTGGATTCAGTGCTTCAATAGTAGGTAAATCAAGAATAGAAAAGGCGAAAATACAGGATAAAAGTCTCAATGTATCTGCTGGACAACCAGTTGTAATAGAATCGGCTACTTTTTTATTTACAAAAATAGAAGATATAGCCTGAAGGGGGGAATAATGAATGGCTTGGGACCCAAAAACTCAATTAGTCAACGATAACCAGTATACTGCAAATGACTTTGTAAAAAGTAATCATATATTGTTCATGTTGCCAATTAAACAGGATTTGAATGCTTTCAAGATAGTTAACAATTTTAGTGATGCAACCGATCTTTTACCAATAGGTAAAGTCCAAAATTTAACCATGAATCAAACGAAACAAATGCAAAGATTCTTTGAGTTAGGTTCTAATGTATCAGATTTTGCTGAAAACGGTGTAGATGGTACATTAGGTATATCTAAATTGTTAGTGAATACAGGCAATTTATTAAAATATTTTAATTTTGTAAAAGACAATCAAGATTACTATTTTAATTATCCTGTACAAAAAAGAAGAGTTGTATTTAGCATATTACACGAGATATTTGAAGACCCAGTATCTTTATTAATTGCGATGTATAAAAAAGGTACTTCATTAGATACGAACATTAGTGGCGATACTGCGACTGGTGCTGAAAATATAGGTGGATACAATTCTATAGAATATCCAGATAGAATAATTGAATTGAAAAATTGTGTACTTAACGCTTATTCTCTAAGTGTATCAGCTAATACAGTTATGATAGCAGAAAACATGCAATTTGTGTTCTCAAGAATTGAACCTGTTACTTTTGATGAAGAAGCTGCGAGGTGATTTAAATGTTTACCTTAATTGGAGAAGTGTACGATCAGTTTGATGATGGTTTTGAAAAAATTGGGGAAGAATTTAAAAAGTACGCTTCAATGTCACGACCTTCTGCGTTCAATCATGCTATTATCATTAAAGATAATAAATTTAATTCATATCCAAAATATCCAATAGATTCTGAGGAAAATACAAAAGTCTCTTTAGAATATTTTAAAAAGACTGCAGAAAAATTACCTATTACCTGCATAAATAAAGTTGCTAAGCGTCTAGCATATGCAGGAGAAAAATATGGGGTATCTATATCTAACAGTATACAAAAATATGCCAACATGGCTAAAGATTACAATCCAGAATATCCTGTTATTTATTTTACAGAAGAACAAGTACCGGCACAAAGAGATTTTTTAATGAAGAAAACCGCATCAAAACTGAGTTATCAAGAAAGAGAATCTTTACCGGATTCAGCTTTTGGATTGGTTATTAATCAAGATGGGAAAAAGATAAGAAAATTCCCTATGCCCGACGAAAATCATGTTAGAGCTGCGATAAAAATGTATGGTAAAGTTTACCAAGATATGCCGGCTGATCAAAGGTCAAAATTAGCAAAGAATATTATAACGAAAGCTAAGCAATACAATATAGAAATATCGGACGATAATCCATTAAAAAAGTATGCGGAAGTAAAATATTATCCTGAAAACTTACATGAAATTATAGAAAAAAGAGCTAACATGACAAAAGAAGCTAGTATTAAAGAAGGATATAAAAAATTATATAAAATATCAAGTTATTATACACCGCAACAATTTACTGAAAGGTTAAGACAATTGGATAAACTTGCGTCTTTAGATAAGTATTATCCAATTATTGGGACTCCTGAAGAAGTTATGAATAGTTGGATGGATCAATATGAAAAAGATGCATTAATAATGCCTACATTGACAGAATTATATTCTGTTGCAAATGAATTACAAGGTATATTAGATAAAGATACTGTGGAAGCTTTGTTAGAAAATCCAGAAATAGTATGGCCTGATTTGCCATTCGAAATTCAACAATTTATTTTAGATAAGATAAAGGAAGTCTAATTCAATGTCAAATTTATCATTGATTACTGAGCCCAATTCTATAAATCTGGAGAAAATCTTTGCTGTTTTGAAAAGATTTTTGAAGACAAAAGGAATAGATATTACTATAAATAATTCCGTCGAGACATTGGAATATTATATTGCTAAATATTTAGGAGTTAGAATGTCTGAAAGTTTAAAAAATAAATTGAATGCATATAAGACTCTATTGACTTCAGACCAAGTATTTACTCAATGGCAAGTTTTTCATAATGTAGCAAATTTTATAGTAGATGGACTTGGTGAAGCTTGGATCTTATCACCAATAGAAGATATTGAATTAATAATTACTTTACATCTTTTGAAAGAACATAGACCAGATGGAAAGTTTAGTGAAGAGGTAAAAAAATATATTGTGCAGACTTGGACTAAACAATTTGGACTGGTTACTTCTCATCCATTGTTAAAACATTTTGAAATAGAGATACCAAACGTAAATAAAAGGCTTGATGATTTATATGAAAAAATCAAAGGTAGACAAGATATAGTAGAAGTATTGAACAATGGCGGATTTGAAGAATTCGATGAAATACAATTAAAGAAAAGATATATTCTGGATAAGGCTTTGGAACAATTCATTAATTTTTCTATAGAAGATACTTGGCTCTAGAAAGGGGTTTTTTATGCCAGCAATCAACAGTATTCCATTAACTTATAATTATAATTATTTAAGAGACAGATATAGAAAAATATTTGATCCTTTAAATTTTTACGTACCTGACGACATCTCTGAGTTATTGAAGATGTCGCAATATTATTATATGACTAATCATATAATATCAGCTATAGTATACAAGATGTCTGAATATCCAATCACTGAATTACAATTTGAAACAAAAGATGAAAGGGTAAAAGAGAAGTATAAAGAAATATTTGAAGAAATGGGTGTCAAAGAAAAGCTAATAGAATATGGTTTATATTATAATGTATATGGGAATGTTTTTACTACAATTTTACCACCTTTCAGAAACATATTTTTGAATAAAGATGATAACAATGATATATTGAATTTGAAATACATTAAACAAAAAGGGAACAATCGTGAAGTTCCAAACTGGGAAATAAGGGATCAACAGTTATGGATAATATCAGAAAAATATAATAGAAAGGTTCCGGCTGAGATACATCAACAAGCTATAAAGGATATAAGCGGATTTAAAATGATTTTTTGGAATCCAATAAATATTCGTATAGCATATAACACTTTTACAGACGAAAGAGTATATTATTATAAAATAGAAAAGAGCGATAAAGAAAGTATCAAAAGAGAAATAGACTTTTTGAAACATACTCCTAAATGGATGTTAGATGCTATTATTCAAAATTACAGTGAATTAAAACTAACAACAAAAAATGTATTACATACAAAATATCCTAGTGTATCTTTAAAGTATCCAGGGTGGGGATTACCTCCTATGCAACCTATATTGAATCAAGTATTTTATTTAAATATGTTGAGAAGAGCTCAAACTGCGATTGCGGAAGATCATATTATGATGAAAAGATATATAGCTCCTCCTACAGAAGTAGTTATAGGTACGCAAGGTCCTGCTGGAATCACTGGAATGTTAAATTTAGGAAAATGGAAAACTCAAATGAAACAAGCACTTACTCAATGGGATAAAAATCCTAATGCTATTCAAACTTTTCCTATGCCAGTAATAGAAGGTAAAATAGGTGGGGAAGGGAAAGCATTGATGGTGTTTCAAGAGATTAATTCAGTTATAAATGAAATTATAGCAGGATTAGGTGTACCCAGAGAATTCATGTTTGGAGGGTTATCTTGGTCAGGAAGTAGTGTTTCTTTGAGAATGTTAGAAAACCATTTTATAAATTATAGAGAAAGCTTGAATAAGATTTTTAATTTCTTGACAGAAAAAATAAGTAAACTTACAGATCTACCAAAAATAAAAATCAAGTTAAGAGATTTTAAGATGGCAGACGATACAATAAGAAAAGATTTGTTATTGAACATGAATTCTATGGGAAAAATATCTGACAATACACTACTTAACGAATTTGGATTTGATTATAATCATGAAACTGAAAACTTGGTGAAAGAAGCTGAAGCAAAGGCTAAATTGCAAATAGAGACACAATATTATCAACAATTACGTCAAGTTATAGGTGAAGTACAAATGCAGAAAATTATACAACAAGGTGGAGAAAAACCTAATGTAGAAGACGTTGAATTGTATGAAATAGCAAACTATATAATGAAAGGGCAATTTGATAAAATACCAGAGGATTTGCTTAAATCAATTACCAACAATTATACAGCCCTAGTACTTCAAAATACCTTGTTGAAAGATCCAATTTTATCTAAGCTTTTGAATTTGACACCACAAGAACCAGAGAACCAATCGGTGGAGTCAAATGCTAGTGGACAGGTAAACAGAAGAAAGATGAATGAAGTAAAACCACCAAATACTGAAGCAAGCCCAATGTAAGGAGGAGTAAAAATGGATACAGTAAAAAAAAAGGAACAGTCTAAAATGGAAAAAGATCCAGCCGCAGTTGCCATGTCACGGATAGTAAATGATTTTGATGATATCACAAATGATTTTTATTCTAATTATATTTACAAATGTGATGAATTTATAATTTCTGATACTAGACAAAAAGAAACATATGAAAATATCATGAATCATAGTAATGATGGCGATAAATATATAATTATAGATAAAAAAATATTCACATCAAATGTAGGAATAGTAATATTTTTAGAATATTATGAGAAAAAAGTTGAAGAGAAAACAAATTCTAAAGATTCTGAATCCAAAAAAGAAAAACCAGTAACAGAGTTAGAAGAAGTTAAAGAAGAAGAATCTGAAGAATCTAAAGAAGAAATTAAAGAAGAAACTGAAGAAGAAATGATGTTAGAAAAAGATTTTTTTGAAGAAGAATCAAGGTTTGAAAAAATAAAATTACTGAAAGAGGAGGAATAAAAAATGGGTGAGATAGTGATGTATATAGTAGTATTTTTAATTGCAATAGCAGCAGTATATCTTGGTACAAAGATTCCAAATGACAAAAAAAAGAAGCTCATGGATTTATCAGATATTGTAAAAACAGTAGCACAAGACGTAGTATTGGCGGTAGAACAAATAGGCGAAACTGAACAATTAACAAGCGAGCAGAAGAAAGAAAAAGCGATGGCTATGGCGACAGATATTTTAAAAAATCATGGAATAACGGTAGGAGAAACTGATGCTACATTACTTAATGCGGCGATTGAAGCAGCGGTTTTTATACTGGACAAACAATTCGGCAAACCAAAGTCCTAGATTCAAAAGGCGGGGTAGAAGAAGGGGTATCTTGGACAGCGTATACCTTGGACCCTGGCAAAGAAGGTGGATTTAGGATAAATGCAGATGCAATATTGACAAACAAATCTATTGGTGCTGGGTTGTTTGTCCCGCTAGATAAGAACGATAATTTAAGTGTTGGTGGTGGAGTAAGAAAACCTTTTGAAGAGAAAAAAGCAGAAATATTTGCTGGATTTGAAATTAAGATGTAAAAAAAAAGGGGAGAGATAATCTCCCGTTTTTTTTTTGGAAAAAACCCGCCCGTGAAGGCGGGATAGGAGGAGGTTCGTATGTTAGCGTGGCGGGTAATTATATGATTTTTTTCTCTATATAAGGTTCTATTTCAAAATATTCTATTAATTCATCAATTAATTTATGTAATTCCTGTGCTTTAACTATATCTTTCTCAATTTCTTCCAATAATTCTCTTGAATGAAAAAACTTTCCAACATTTTCTCTTTCTTGAAACTTATTATTCAAATATTCCTCATCAAGCACTTTAGCAAGTTCCAATAATTCAAGCTTAGTAAACATCGGCAATAACCTCCTTATAAGTATTTTCTGGTATTCTTATAACTATTGTAAAATGTTCTCTTTTACCGAATTTAGCTCCCATATCACGAGTTAAAGCCCACTTATCGTTATCAAATACTATTCCTTCTAATGCGTCCAATGTAATTTTATGGGTGTTGTTTGGGTCCACAAATCGTTTTGATTTGAATGTATAATAAAGGTCAACGAAGAAAAACCGCTCTTCATCAAATAGTTTCCATTTGTTATTTTTAACTACTTCTTTAGCCATCCATGCTAACTCTTCCTTATACTTTTTAGCATTTTTTGTCATATACATTCCTTGTTTCCCTGAAGATAATTTTGCTCTTTTATAAGCAGAGTTGACTGAAACAGGTACTTTATCCATCTCTATTATTAGTTCCCTTTCAAACTGAATATTAAGCCCCCCTCTTTGTTTGATTTTTTTTGAGAATTGTTGATTTGATATTCGGAATTGCCCTTTAACTTATTAAATAGGAAAACTAAATCGTCTATATCTTTAGTCGAAGTATTTAAGGGCATAGCACTTCTATCAAAAACAGATAATCCCGGTACAAAATCAAAATTAGCGATCAATAAAGTCAGGTTATATCCTGCGTCGTTGTTTTTGAAAAAAAGTTGTGATGTTGATAGCAAAAACTTGTATGTAGCAGGAGATAATAATTTTTTCAAATTGAACATGATTTTTTTGTACTCTTCATATGAATCAAACGGTATTAATAATGAATAACTTTCATATGTTTGATAGGTATGAGTTATAAATATTATCTTTCTTTCAGACTGAGAAAAATTTTCAAAAAAGAAAACACGATGAATTCCTAATTTGTACTCAGGGAAAACATAGGTGCGTGATACTCTTTGCAAATATTCAAGATAAGTGTTTAGAAAGTACATTACTCATCAGCTCCTATTAGTCTAGAATCTAATCCTTCTAATTTGACTATATTGGAGTTATGCAATAATCTACTGGTAATTCTAGGGTCTAATTGATTACTGAATATATTTATAAATTCTTCAGAACTCTCAGCTTCAACACCTATGTTGGTTGTTATAACATGGCTCAATTTATTTTTATATCTCCAATCAATTATATCGTATAGGGTTTCAAGAGCCCAGTTATTTAGTGGGAATGCTCCCAAATCATCTAATATCAATAAATCACAATTTTTTAACCTTTCTAATCTTTCTGTATCTTTCAGAAATTCATACGAATTAGTAAAAACTTCAAATTCGATATTATCAAAATTTGAAAAATATAATAACTCTTTCATAATACTTATAGCTAAATGTGTCTTACCAGTACCTAAATCACCATATAAAATTAGATTAATATCTTGATTTTGTTTATAATCTTCGACAAAGAATTTACATTGATAAAAGGCATCTGGATTTCTATTTACATCAAATGTTTCAAAAGACATTTCTTTGGTTCTTAAAGGTAAATGCCCTTCTTTGTTTCTAATTGTTTCTCTTTTTGTAGCTATAGGACATTTAATAAGAATATCATCTTTTGGGAAAAACATTTTATTACAAGTATCAAAACATGAATAGTTTTCTTGTTTCATATGTTCAATAGCGGCTTCATAATTTGATAAACGTAGATTAGGTTTTGATTTTATACTTTCAACAATTTTTTCTAAAGTTGTTCTATCCATTAATTCCCCTCCCGCAAAAAATTAATCTTTAATACTAAAATTATATTCCTTCGCTTTTTCCACTGCTAGTTTAATGAGAGTTTCATCGTTAGAAAAATTCCGAAGTTCATTTAAATACAAAGTATTATCCCTTATGAACTTTTTTAAATAATTAGGGATATTTAAAGAAACAGTATTTTGTGAATTGATTTTTTGATACCTATTTGTCAATTTGCTTTTTTCAACGTTAGTTATATTGTCATATTTACCATTTAAAATATTCCTGAAATTGTTTATTTCTATTATCCAATCAAAATCAGGTTTCCATTTTTTAGTTAAAAACTCACTTTGTTTGACTTTTTCGAAAACCTTACTCCAATCATCAAAGTTTTGATATTCCAGCCATGTGATTTTGATTTTTTGTTTAGTTTTGTAAGGTAATTCACCTTTTTTAGTCAAAACAACGGTGAAATTAGGTAATACTTTTTGAAATAAATCAACAATCTTTTTATATGGAACCCTTTTTATATCTTTTTCTTCTTTTAACTTTTTTATTTTCTGATTATTCTGCCTTGAAATGGAGTAAATAACTTGTTGCTTATAATAAGGGGAATCGGGGAATTTTTCCAGAAGGTACTTAATTGTTTTAGTCCAAAGTTCTTTAATACTACTATATTCTTTTTGACTTTGTTTTAGGGAAGGTATTAGAAGATTAATAATAGCTTCGTTATCTAATGGATCTTGAAGTTTAGTTTTTAAATATTCTATGCTTTTGTTTATATATTTAAATTGGTCATCAGTAAAATATTCTGTGGTTTCAAACTGCTTAATAAGACGTTTCATAGGGCTTTTTAATTGTTCCCATTCGGCTGGACATCTTATATTGTAAGGTATACGTTCATTCTTGTTATCCACCATAAACATTAGGTGCGGAATAATTTCAAACAAAAGCACCTTTTCCTCCTTTCTTTAGAAATTAGGAAATCAAATTTTTGGGGAAGGAATTCGGAAGTTAAACCTCATCATCTACATATGGGGAGAACCTCATAAATTCAGGTTCAAATGCGAGATGATAGGTTCCTGTACCCCCTTCTTTGAATTTAACTTGAATAATTTCGGTTAAACTTTGTGGTTTTTCTGCTCTTTGTTCTTTTTTCGATAAATAATATTCTTCTCTGTACAACATCAAAATTATATCTGCGTCTTGTTCAATAGCTCCGGATTCTCTGAGATCCGACATTTTAGGTCTGTTATCTGGCCTTTTTTCAACTTCTCTACTTAATTGAGATAAGGCCACAACTGTTAAGTTAAACTCTTTAGCAATAAGTTTTAACTCTCGTGATATTGAACTGACTTCTTCTTGTCTGTTTCTAATTCTATCATCTGACTTGAGAAGTTGAAGGTAATCTATGAACACATAACGTATAGGTTTACTATGACGTTCGTTGAATTGAATTATGACGTTTCGAATAACGTTGGGGGTTATTGAGCCTGTATCTAAGAAATACAGGGGAGTATTTTCAAGCAAAGTAATGTAATGTATCATCTTTTCTTTTTCCTCGGGTGTTAAATTGCCTTCGGAAATTTTAGCATTTGAAATTTGTGATTCCATAATTACTAATCTTTTAGCTAAATTAACATCAGATGTTTCTAAAGATATAAATAAACATGGTTGCTGTGATTTTTGCGTAGCTAAAAAAGCTATTCTCAATCCAAGTGCTGTTTTTCCCATAGAAGGACGTCCTGCTATGATCCAAAGTTCCTGTTTTTTTAACCCATAAGTCCACAGGTCAATTATTTTGAAGCCTGTAGAATCGCCAGCTAATAAGGAAGCATTTGGATCTTCTTTGATAATTTTTTCTTTGAATTCATATTCCTGAAGGAATTTCGATAAGTTTTCGTTGAGGGAAGTGAGAGAAATAAGATTTATCTCTCTATTCATTTCGTTAAAGATTTTAGTTACATGATCTTTAACTGTATCTATTAATGCACCTTTAGATAATTCTTGAGCTGAATCATTAACCATTTTTACGAGTTTTCTTGCTTTTGCATGGTCAGCTACTTTAAGTGCTATTTGTTTTATTTCTTCTTCCTCTTCATTGTTGATTGAGAAATAAAATTCGTTTATTATCTTAGTGATTTTGTCCCAATCTATACCGATATTGTGATAACTCAGGGCTTGTTTTAATGGTATATCTGGATCTTTCGTAAATTCGAGGAGAAGCGATTCATAGATACGTTTATAGTTCTCGTTCAAAAACATATCTGGGGTTACGATGTTAGCTACTACTGGCATATTCTTCTTGAAGTTGTATAATATAACTGTGATCAATTGTTCTTCATCTGAGTAAATTTGTTGTTCAATGTTGGAATGCAATTGAGTTTTCCCCCTTTTGAAGCACCAGTTCTCATTGCTTCAATTATATCAGATTTTTAGCTTTTAATCAAGCGAAAAGTAGAAATAATAATACTTAGGAGGTTACAACATTATGTCAGATAGTGATAGAAACGATTACAAAGAAATAAGTAAAATACTGCAAATAATAGTGTTTGGAGAAGCTTCCATATGTCCAGATGAGGAAAAAGCCATGATAGCAGACGTATTTTTAAATGAACTATCTTATCCTGCATTCATGTTTGATAGGACAGGTGGAAAAGAGGGTAAAGCTGATCCAAGAGGGATTGCAAAAAACTTTGATGCTTGGAACAAACCTAATATTCATCTTACTAAAGCTTATGATGTTGAAAAATTTATACAGTGTGGGCTTATAGCAGATAGAGAAT